GTCACGATATTTGTTCCAACAGCTGTTACACTTGCTAATATTTTGTAATTAGAATCGTAAACTCCGCCTCCAAACATAATTTTATTTGTTGATAACACTAGTTTCTTACTTGATAATTTAGACATCACCAAAGAGTCTGTGCCAAATTTAGTGGATGCAAGAGGTACACAATAATAAGGAACATCAAAGAGAGTGGAGAGACCTAACATTTTCTTTGCACCATAAATTAAATATGAACTTGGAAGTTTACCTGTAACACTCGAACCGTTAACAAATAGTTCTATATGACTTAAACAATCATAAATACCGGGGCTGATCGCGCTTGTACCTTCTGTATTGGGTTGAGATAACCGACGGTAATATGTTCCTTCGCCTCCTTTTATACGCGTGGTGCTATTATATATTCCGTACGGAGATGTAGAAATACCTATGAGTAGATGAGAAGCGCTTATTGTTATAGCACTAAGATCTATGGTAAAATTAAATTCTGTTTTGGAATCACTTGGTAATGTACCCCATTGTAATACATTAGAAACATTTTGAGAAGTGTGTATCAAAGAATTGATAACATTTTTGTTAACATAAGTCTTTTCCGTATCAGTTAATAAATGTCTTTTAACTATTAATGAAGTTTCAAAATTAGTTGCAGTAGATATATCATTGAATGTGTTGGCAGCTATTATACTATTTAAATAAATCTTTACGGACATGTCGTTATTTGGCGCCCCAACTTGCAAGTAAGTATTTAATTTATCTCCCGAACCGGAAAATATCTTTAGATCTATTGTTCCGGAGATGTTATATTCGGCGTCGTGCTTGAGAGTAAAATACGAATCAACACCACTATTGTAGAATGCGGGTTCTTGTGTTCCTTTAACAGAAGTTATAGATTCATATAAGTCATATTTTGAATTATATTCATCTTCTGTGGTCATTCTGGCTAATATATCTTCTGGGGTCAAAGTTTGCCATAGTTGGTTACCAACTCTAACCTCTACTTTCTTTATAAGTTCTAGTCCAATCGACTTTGACAAAAAATTAGAGGGAAGCGTGTAGCTCTGAGTTACATTAAGACTGTATGAAAATTGGATTTTTGAGATCGCATCGCCGTCATTTGGTATTCTAAAAGTAAGATCAGTTGGCATATTTGTAATACTTTTATCAGATGGTATATTCTCCGGTAATACTACATCGTTAGAACCACTTAGATAAACTCTGGATTTTTGGCTAAGAAACTGAGAAACTACATTTTCGTCGTCAATTGGGGTTAATGTTGTATTTACTGACTGTATACCGGTATCCTTGTATGTAAGAAATGGCAAATTTGCACCAGTCGGCATTTATGATTTATTAATATAAATATATTTTTTTTTAAACGTTTAAAATAATATTTTATAAAATATACCTTATAATAATGACTACATTTGAATGCAAAGTTAGCGATCTTTCTAAAAAAGAACCCATTGAGAATTCAAAGAATGTAACATTCAGAGAAAAAACTGAAGATTTACAACGGTTAGCGGCACCCACGCCTAGTAACACCGAATTAAGCTTATTTGATAAGTTAACAAATACTAACATTATCAAAGCATTGCTTATAACATTGTTAGTATTTCTATTAGTAAATTCTGATATTGTTAAGAATATATTATTAAACTCTTTTGATTTTTTAAATAATAATGGAAATTTTAATATATTAGGAAACATCTTAGTTTATTTGTTGATAATGATTACTTATTTTTACCTTTCTTTGGAGGCCCAGTAAATTTTGGTTTGTTCGTAATGTTACCTTCTAATCTTTCAAGAACACTAGTAACACTAAAATCTTTTGTATCCATTTTGACTTTAGATTTTGGTTTTTTCCACCCAAGAGCACTTTGAAGAGTGGATGACACTTGTATTAGATTTGAAGAATAATCTCTGCAACATCCGAAATTACCGGATCTTTCGGATCTACATCTCTGACAAAACCCGAAAGGAGTAAGTTTGAAAAAAATATGATTATTACTATGAAAATCGTCTATATTCTGGCAAAATTTAGATTTTGACTCTATTATATATATTTCTTTTTCCTTCATCTTTACTATTTTTCTGACATCGTCAACTCGATACCCAGTCGCATAGTTTATAAAAAATTTTTGTATAGCCACATAAATAGGGCTACCCCTTTTAATAATATCAAAACCAGATTTTTCTTCATCAGAGTCTTCCCCGGACTCGTATTCGGGTAGAATTGTGTGTCTAGTGATATTTTGTTCAAAACATCTAATGGACGTATCTTTTAGAGATTTCAATGTATTAGTTTTATATTCGAGTGTAATATTTTCATCGTAAATTTTACCTATGTATACTGAATAAATTACGTAAACCCTGTTTTCGTAATTTTTAATTCCGTCGGATATACTACATTTATCTGCTCCTATAAGACGTATTCCGTTGTGTCCATAAACTGTCTTATCTATAATTTTTTCCCAATTTTCAAAAAAACCTGCGACCTTACCATACATCGTTGTAAATTTTACGACTATAACTGTTCTTATTTTGATAGCGATCTCTTTATTCACAAAAATTTCTGGCCAATGTAGATGAAAACCTTGTTTTATATATTCAACTGAGTCTCTTTTAATTTTTTTATTTTTATCTGCGCATGTAACAATGCATAAAGCATCAGATTCATAGAGCTGTTTTATAATTTCTTGTATATCAATGATATATTTATGCATCTCGATTTTTTCAGTAGATAATACGTCAAAATCTATGAATAACTTAAATACGTCTGTTTTAAGTTCGACTATACAATTCTTTTCAAGAATATTTTTTGCGTATATTTCTTGAAAGGTATCGTAATCACGTGTTAAATCTAATTTACCACCGTCTAACATGAAATGAGTAACAGATCTATCAGAATTCTTTACAATTTTGTCACACGAGTAAAGCCATGTTATAAGAGGATTATTCGCCATAGTAATTATAAATGTTATAAGACTTTAAATATTTTTATTAATATCTAAACTTTATGGTAATATTTTGATTCGTGGTATATATACCCTTTACAGCAGATGGTGACAGGACAGTTCTGCGATCTTTATTTCTACTATTCATAGTATTTATCATGTCAGAGTCTATTAATTTTATATTTAAAAGAGCATACTCGTAAATTTTATTTTCTATAAACCATTTGAAGAAATTAAGTTGACCAACCGTTGTAACTATGTAACCACTTGTATTAGAATCGTCATATATTTTCCAATGAAACGTATATGGGTTTATCATAAGTCTTTTTTGTCTACAAAAAGGATCGAAGAATTTTTTAGAATAAGCTTTTAATTGATTTTTGTAGTCTAGGTAAATGTTAAAGTGTTTAATCTCTCTTGAGTTTTGTAGCGGATATATTATATTATACTTTTTAGAGTAATTTGTTACTAACCAGTCTATAAGTCTGAGACTCAAAGGGGTTTTTTGAGATATAATGTCTTTTAGAAAGGTAATCCTAGTCTTATAAAATAATATAAGATAGTCTACTAAAGTTTTTTCTTTTTCTGAAAAGTCCATATTTAATATAATTTAATAAAACTAATCTTTAAATTTATTTAAAGCATATACTTATTATTTATTATGATGTTTAACCTTATTACTTGTGAAAAAACTAAATCACAAGTTATTTTTATGCTAAATAATTACTGGAATTGTAATTATACAGATTTTGTATTTCCGTTACCAAATTATGAATTTCTACAAAGAAAACATTTGGACATTATTAAAAATGGTTATGTATATACTACCAAGAATATAAAACACAAAAGAGCTGTATTCATTTTATATAAGAATCATGAAGACATTAATAAACAATATCTAGTTTTTAGAGATAATAAAATAATAGAAACAAACATCTCGTTAAATGACGATTATTATTATAGCGGTAGTATTTTTGATGTGACTTATGACTCAGAAAAAGTATACATTTATGATACTTATATGATAGGTGGTTATATAGTTAATAGTTGCGAGTACAACGTAAGACACGGATACGCTAGTCTTTTTCCTAAAAACGATTATATCACGTGTTGTAAAAAGTACAATAACATATGTGAAATTAAAGATATTAACCCCGATGAAGAAATATATTTTGTACCAAACGAAAAATCTATAATCTCGGGCACGGATTATTTCGCATATAGATGGAGACCATCTGAACTTATTAGTTTTGGATTAAAAGTAAAGGAAAACAATGAGGTATTAGATCTTTATACTACAAATTTTAAATGCGATAAATTATTTGCACGCATGACAGGTGATACCACAAAAAAAATAAAAGAATTGAAAGATTACCGAGATGGTTGTATAGTGAATTTTAACGTTAAAAAGTTAGAATTTATCTCAGAGAACGTTCAAACGGAACAAGAATACCCGACAAACATTAGGCAGATAGAAAAGATAATTTTAATTAAAAATGAGGATATCACTTTTCGCGATTTTTTTGATTAAAAAAATATATTATAATATTAATAAATGGGAAGAAGAGGACGCATCCACAAAGTACCAGAAGTAGTAGAACCAGAAGTAGTAGAACCAGAAGTAGTAGAACCAGAAGTAGTAGAACCAGAAGTAGTAGAACCAGAAGTAGTAGAACCAGAATTAACCCCTATCCCCGAAGAACCAAAAAAAAATAAAAAGAAGTCGTTTGGTGCTAGAAAAGATTAAATAGTCCGAAGACCATTAAATAATATAATAAGTTATTTAAAATTATTATATTATTTTTATTATTAGTATTATTTTTATTATTAGTATTATTTTACATCTTCTTAACCTTCTTAACCTTCTTAGCCTTCTTAGCCTTCTTAGGAGATAGAACGTGGTTCTTACGCTTTAAAACGCTCTTCTTAACATATCGGCGACCAGACTTGGTTCTGTAGTATAGAGCGCCATTCTTGCCTAGGTAAAGCTTGCGACGACGAAGTGTACCCTTGCTAGTACGCACCATGACGTAAGCCTTTGACTTAGGTAGAGACTTTACCATACCAGAGCGCGATGGCTTGCGGCCAGGCGAGCGCTTCGCGGCCTTCTTCTTCTTAGCAACCTTCTTCTTAGCACCAAAAAACATAGCTAGATTCATCTTTTAATATTATAAAAGAAAAAAAAAATATTTTAATTTAAAATTTTAATAAATTTTTTAATTACATTTTCTTTAAAATTATTCGATACCAGAAAACTTAAAAGTTTATCTTTATTATAAGAATTCTTAGCGAATTTTTTACAGGGCAATTCGTAATCAAATGTTGTAAATATAGCACGCGCTGTGACGTAGTCAAATTTCGAAGCGTTTTTATCACGATTATCGTCGAGATATTTTTCTATGTTTCCATGTTTGATCATCATATTAAACGATGTTACTGGTCCAATTTGACTTATAGTATCAGTATAATCACAGCCAGACAATATACAATAATCTACGAATGTTTCATACGACATTCCAAAATCAGAAAGTAATTTTTCAAAATCTATCTCGATGATGTCCTTGTTAATATTAGTTTTTAATATTTTTTTACAACCAAATGTCATTGCATCTGTATCGTCTGTTATGGTATAATCCACTAGTCCGTTTTTTTGTAGAAATGCACAGTATTTCTCCGCGTCTTCCGGTGCATTTACGTAAGGAATACCAGATTTTTCTAATAGTTCTCTACATTCGTCTATGTGATGCTTTTTAATTACAATTAATTGACTCGATAATTTTTCAATTTCATCGTTTATAGTCTTTTCTTGTATATCGTTTTCTGGAACAAGTTCTTTTAATGTATCAAGTCTTTGATAAAGCTTATATTTAGCCGCCTGTCTTTTTTCTATAGTATTTTTCTTGGCGTCAGGGGGAACTCCGTCAAATACAAAAACCGGAAGAATATTGTACATCATATAAAATTTAATCCTATTTACTATTCCTATAAGGTGTGCGTTTTCTACCTTCGATGCATATCTGAACTTATATAGTAGGATACTACAATCAATAGCGACTATTGAATTACTATATTTTTCTATCTTATTATAAGTAGTGCACTCCGGAGAATACTTTTTGATCATAGTGTTCAAACCACGTATGCCCATTTTATTAATATAATAAACTATTTTTTTAAGTTATGTGATTTTCTGCAATTCAATCTCTGATTAAATAAGATTCGTCTTTAATGAGACATCCTTGGTCTTTAATGAGACATCCTTGGTCTTTAATGAGACATCCTTGGTCTTTAATGAGACATTCTTCCGAAGATGTCCTTAAATCCAGTGTCTTCTTTTTCTTTGGAAA